AACGAAAATCATAATATTGACTATCCATTACTTCTTGTAATACCTCCCAACTCTACTCTTCCCGCTACGGATAAAGACCCTATAAACGCACACATAAGAGAGGAGTTTGATTTTGAGGTAATATTTGCAAGACCTTACAGAACAAGCACAACAAACACAGGTGCTAACGACACTAATACAAACTTAGATGTCATATACACATTGCTAGAAAGTGAGGCTTATAATTGGCTACAAGCATTTTTAGATAGCTATCCAAATAAGCAAGTAACGCTAGTGCCGACACCTATAACAGTAGAAAGAGAAACAAATCAGCAAAACGACAAGCTTGTTCAGATAAGAATGAACTTTACGGTTGATACATTTAGCCACGCCTTCGCTTCGTTTGACGACCAATTCATTAGAGACCTTAGCCCTCTAGCTTGGCTTAGAAGTGATGTTGGAGTAAAAACAACATATTTTGGAGGCAAAGAAGTTGTTAGCAAGTGGATAGACCAAAGCGGTAATGGTAATGACTTTGCTCAAACCACTTCAGCAAAACAGCCTGAATATGTGTATGAAATGGTTGATGCCTCATATCCAAACGACAGATACCCATTCATAAAGCTAGATGGCTCTGATGACTTCTTGGAGTGTACTCAAGCTGCAATGGGTGGTAGCGGTCTTGATGGTAGAAACACCATTTTCTTTGTTGCAAAAATGAATGATGTGAACTCCACAGCAGGAAAGCTTTTTGGATATAACGCAGGAAATAATAGCGGATATGAAATAGGTATTAGGTCAACTACAAAATCGTTCTCATCAAGAATAGTAGATGCTTCAGGAGATGCTCTTATAGATAACGAAAGCGAATCTTCAAGCAGCGTAAAGCTAAAGGTTAGAGCTTTGGAGTTGGAGACAGCAACAAGTAAGCATTGGGTAAATGGAAGCATTGACGCAACAGACACAACAACAGGTTATTCAGAGGTAAGTGCATTTGGTGGCGTTTCAACAAAGGCTTTGATTGGTACTGACAGCACAAGCTCTTCTGATTTTTTAAACGCATCAATACAAGAGATTATTGTATTTAACACAGATTTAAGTGATTCAGCTATAACGAAAGTTTCTGACTACTTAAATCAAAAATATAGATTATACTAATGGCTTTATCAGAACTCATAGATTTTCCTGAGAATGACATTTTTAATAGCGTGTATAGCCCTATTAAATTCACATTGAGGGTTTCAGGTGGTATTTCAGATGGACAAACACAAACCGTTGACGATTTTGTCAGCATGAGGGTTACCTTTAACCCATTCAACGAAACCTTTGACCTTTTTGAAAATGGGGGGGAAGGAAGCCTTCCTGACAGGATATTTAGCGTAAGAGTTCCATACACACCTTTTGTTCATGGGCGTTCGCATACATCACAGCCCAACACAGGCGTATATAGATATTTTTCAATAGATGTAGCTCCCCTTATGCGAAACTATCTTAGCTACAATCTTAGACCTTGCTCTCACGATGTTACAAACAACAAAATTAAGAGAGATATAACACTTTCTCAGGTGGCAATAAACCTATTTCGTAGATATGAAATTGTTTTAACACCTGAATACATAACAAGCTCAGGGAGTCTTAAATCAGCAGACAACAGCGCTCCTGAAAACATTAGAAAGTTTAGATACCCTAGAGTCATAAACACAGCTCTTAGCTACGAAGAGGAGATGAATGGTTATCTTTCAACACAAATAAATACTGATGCTGATGTTTATGGTGCTTTATTGCAGCATAATGTGATGCACGACCTTTACACTCACGACTCAAATATAGACCAAAAAAAATATGGTAAGATGAAGTATCTTTCCGTAAAACCAACACACAGAGTCATAGGTGTTGATGAGTCCGAGTATATTACTTTTGCGGCAAAAAATGGTGCTGATGGTATTAAAGGTGTAATAACATTTTACGATTCTTCAGGTAGCGTTATTCATAATGGTCTTTCAAATGGATATTATGGAGCTAACTTAAATGCTGCTGTAAATGGCGATGGAACAAGCGCAGGTAATGGCGGTGTTTTTCACTACGGACTAAACGATGACGGGAGTAAAAACACTAACCCTGTGTATGGTGTTTTTCAAATAGGAGTTGGTACTAGGAATATTAAAGAGCTAGGTATTACAAACCCTGCTAAATTTAGAAACGCACAGCCTTTAACAGACTTTTCTAATGTAGCATATTATACTGTTGCTACCACTATGAGCGGTAATGATGAGATTCAAATAGGAGAGACCATAACATACCACATTGACCACAATAGAAAATCCTACGGAGACACAGTTCGTTTTCATTGGCAGTCTAGGTTGGGTGGTATTGATAGCTACACCTTTGATGGCTCTTCAATGAGGGGTATAGAGGTAAGCTCATCAACTTTTCAGCAAAGCATATACCCAAAATTCAACGGTCAATTATCAATTCCCAACAGCACCTCTTTACTTATTGGAAACCATGAGGCTCTAACAACATCAAGTAAAGATGGAGGTTCTTTTATACAAAGAATATCAGGTGTTACAGATGACCAATATCCTTCTATAAGAAAGCATCATGTTGACGCTTATGGCAACGGAACAGCAATAAGCAGACCAATATCGCAAAACGAAAGAGAGATGATGGAAGACCTTATATCTAGCCCTAATGTGTGGACAGAAAGAGGTTGGGAGGCTAAGGAGGTGTTTAGGGAAGACTTTAGCTCTTATAGCTCCGTTTCAGAATTATCAAATAATTGGCACGACCCTGCTACGGGAGACCTTACAACAGACGCTTCACTCCCTACCGATGAAGGTCATACAGCAGGTACTAAATCATATAAAAAGGGTAATCAAACAGATAACGACCAAGTTTGGGCTTCAAGCAAAAAACTATTTAAGTACGACCCTAACAAGTTATATGAATTAGAGGTAAGATTTAAAGAATCAGGAGGAGCTGACAATAATTTTTACTTTGGTCTAACAGGTTATTCAGCAGCTAGTAATGGTGTTTTTGATACAACAAATACAGTTACAGCCGCAAATGCTAGCGGAAGCTTTGGCTCGGCACACTATATCGCTGTTGCAAATGAAGGATTTAATAATAGTGATACTTGGATAGTACGCAGAGGATATATTAGTGGTCATGTGAGAGAAGGTGGTACTTATGGTACTGTTAGAAACAACCCCATGAATCACGCAAGAGCAGCAGAGGATGTAAGGTTTTTTGCACCTATGTTTATACTTAACCACCCTAACGAAGAGGGTATTGCTTTTGTTGATTACATCAAGGTTACTGAATATACTCCTGAGCAAAAGACTCAAGCAAAGCTTTGGTCATCTTTAAACAGACACTACTACGTTCCTGTTGTAATAAAAGATAGCAGTCAAGAGCTGTTCAATAGCGAAGAGGTAAGTACGGTAAGTGTTAACTATGTAGAAAGTAGAAAGAAAAGAGGTATTAGAAACTAATGGATGAAATTAGAATAGAATTAAGAGGCTTCGGCACTAGCTCAGGAACTGCTGACGATGTAGTAGGAGATTTAGATGTTACATCGAACGAGGACTTTCCTCTATCATTGACATTTCAAAACTTTGATGTTAGGGATTTCTCAACTAGAAATGGTGCTTTTAGCAAAACATTTTCAATACCCGCAACATCAAACAACAACTCTGTATTAAGAAACCTTTGGCACTCAGGTTGGGTAAGGGGTTCGGCTAATTCGACAGGAAACATACCCTGCACCATATACGCTTCCAATATTCCTATAACATCAGGTAAGCTAAGGGTTACAAAGGTTGTTAAAGACACAGATGTAAAAAGCTATGACTGCACATTTCTAGGAGACAATATGGATTGGGCTTCAGGAATAAAAGACTTAGACCTTAAAGACCTGAAGTTTAGTAGTGAGCCATACGACACATATTACAGCACTAGCGGAGACTCTTTAGAAAACGGAGGTATTCAGGCGCAGCCATTTGTATTTAGCAACATTCAAGGAGATGATGACCTTGTTGACGCTGTTGATGCCCAACACTATCAAAAGAATCACGATAGGCTTGTTTACCCTCTTCTCTCTATTGGAGAAGGTGTTTCGGATAGAAAGCACGCTACCGACTTGGAGTTCATACCTTGCGTTTACATAAAAAATGTTTGGGATAAGATATTTCAAGCTCAAGGGTATGAAGTAGAAAGCACCTTTTGTGATAGCGAATATTTCCGTTCTCTTATTATGCCTTTATTCTTCAGGAGACAGGGCGGTATGATTGATGGTGGCTATGGAGAAATAAGAGAGACAAGAACTAATGAAGACCTAACGGGTGCGTATTTTTATAACGACTCGAGTAACGCTAGTACCATAGCCGCACACCTAAACACTACACAAGCTAACGCAATAGGGAATGTAGCTGTTAATATGAGGATTGGCAATTTGTCAACTGATGCCTTAACAGATTTAGGCATCTCAACAGATTTGAATAATCTTCAAAGACCTAGAGCTAGATATGCTTTTACGGGGGACTTTATTGACGACACAAGCAGTCAGGAAGGCGTGCCAACACAGGTTGGGAATGTTGTTTATGGTCAAAGCATAAGACACACAGTCCTTCGCAAGTTAACAAGCTCCCCTGCTACAATAACATTTAAGCCAAGAGTAAGGCATTTTAGGCTTGAAGATGACTTTGGTGGAACTTTTAAGTATAAATTAGTTGCTGAAATATGGAAGGTTCCATCTGTGGGCGGTTTACCGCAAGACGACAACAGCAATATATATAAAGTAATGGCTGAGGCAACCTCAGGAGACGCAACCAATAGCAATTTTGTGTCTAACACCAATTATGAGGGATTTAGAAGAGTAAGATATGCAGACATAGCTATTGAAAAAAATGGCAGTGCTGAGTATAACGGTCAATATAATGACAGCATAGTTGGTGATGAAGGGGTGTGGGATGATTTATGGTCGCCAACATTAGAATTTACGGATAACGGAACTGCTACCGCAAACTACATAGGCGTTATATCTGCTGTCGTAACGGATTATCCTGATGGATTTATTGGAGATATTATAGGTACTGATTTTGGAATTGGTGGAGATGGAGGTAGTGTAGAGATACAATATCAAGCAGGTAGCCAATTTACAATATCAGGGGAGGAAGAATTTAGAATAGGAGATGATATGTCAGACATTCAGTTTATGCTACCAAAGGGCAAGCAGTCTGATTTTGTTATGGGCTTGGCTCAGATGTTTAATCTTCAGTTTCACACAGACCCAATAGCAAAAAAGGTTTTTGTAGAACCTTACGATTACTTCTACAATAAAACAAACAATGCACTAGATTGGTCTGAAAAGATTGATTACTCTAAAAATATTACAGAAGAGTTCTTGCACGAGATAAAATCAAAACTTGTGTTTAAATATAAAGATGCTGATAATGACGCCCTTTTGAGTCAGTACAACAAAAAACACAATGTTGATTGGGGAGCTTATGAAGAGGTGGATGAAGATGGTCTTTTTCAAAAAGGCGAGTACCTTGTAGAAAACAAGTTTTTCTCTCCTTCATTCAACTACAAGTGTGCAGAATATACAGATGTTGTAAACTCAATACAAATACCTAGTTATGACTCTTGGTGTACTTTTCCTATATACCTTGACGAGTATGCTGCTGTTGGTGTTCAAAGAGATGTAGATTTTCCTGAAAAGAATTTCGATATAGGGGCTAGGATTTTATGTTTAGTACCTGCTGAAGTAGGGTACGAAGCTTTTGCTGCAAATGACGAGTACATTAACTTAGGGGGTGATACAAACAGAAGAATGTATAGAAGCCACCTTACAGGGACAGGTCAGGTCTATTCACAAGCAACAAATAATGATTTAGATGCTGCAAGCACGCTAGTTGGCGAGTTTGCAAGAGGAAACTTCTTTCATCTTGACAGAAAAAACGGTAACAAAGGTACGGGCGTTGATTTAGGTCTTGTAACACTAGGAATTGGTCATAAAGATGCTAGTGGTGTAGAAATAGAACTAGACCCAAACCTTTCTTATAATAGGGTAAAGCATGTTGAAATTAGCGAGGTTGATAATAATTACACTATAACACAGAATGGGTTGTATTTTTACTTTCATAGTAAAATGGTAAATCAGCTTAAAAATAATCCACGATTAAAAGTTGTTTATCTAAACCTAGACTATCAAGATATTTTGACATTAGACTTTAGAGACCTAATATATCTTGACGGAGTTTATTATAGAATAAATAGAATATCAGACTTTAAGCCGCACAAAAACGAGTCAACAAAGGTAGAGCTTATAGAATATTTTGAGCTAGGAACACAAACATCATTTGGCGAGGTAATGGATTTAAGAACCAATGGATTACAGATTTAACTATGGCGCAAAGAAGAATTAGAGACGCTAAAAAAAGCATTACTAATAACACTCTTTATTGTGTTATTGATGGTGTGTATACTCCCGTTGTGTATCAGCAGGTTGCAGAAGATGAAGACCTTTACTATAATGAGGTGAAGGTTATGCCTAGAAACAAGATTGCAAGAAGAGAGTCTTTGGGGGGCGGGCATCAACCTGTTGTAATAAAAGAGTTTGTAACGACAACAACAACAAAGCCTCAAGGCACAACGACAACAACAACAGTCTCTAGCGTATCTCCTTTAGCTATATTTGATTACAGGGCAAATGTGCAGCACACAAGCGAGCTTATAGGTTCTTGGGATTCTACCTTAACATCGGTATATCTTGAGCAGACAACATCAGCTAATAAGCCTCGTTTAGGAAGAAGAAAGGGTGGTTCTGCCAACAATGTAGCTCCTTTCTTTATTAAAGGAACTAGCAATGATACAGGAGGCTTTATGAGCTTCAATAGTGCTTTGACTATTTCAGGAGACTTTACCATAATGGCATATTTTAGACCAAACAATGAAAAGTATGTAAGAATACTAGGTAGCTCATCTGACTCCAATATATTTTTATCCTTCAATGAAGACGCAAATAAAAATCTTCATTTTGGATTAGGTTCAGGTAAAACGCACGCTATTTCATTAGGAACAAGCGCAATAGGTTTTGATAGGGACTATCAAGTTACAATACAGAGAAGTGGCACTACTCTTTACGCTAGAGTTGATGGAACTCAGGTAGCAACAGCAACCGTTACAACAGATGATTTTGTTGTTGACCAATTAGGAAGGGTGGGTACAGATGTTTTAACTTTTGGAGGACATATAATGAACTTATCTATATATGACGGGTACATAACTAGCAGGCTTCCCTATTTAGAAAAATCAATTACCAAAACCTCATCTAAAGCTCAGTTAGACTAATGAACGCATCTTTAAAAATAATATTAAAAAAGATTGGCAACGACCTTGTTAAAGATTTAAGACAAGAGCTTGATAAGCAAGACTATTTTGCTAGCGGCTCTCTAAATAGGTCTATCAAAGCAAAGGTAACAAGTAATGGTCTTGACATTGTTGGTAATGGTTACGGTCATATTATAAACTATGGTAAAAAAGGTTCTGATTGGTCAAGGATGCCAAACATAGAAGATTTAAGAGATTGGGTAAGAATCAAAGGATTTGCTAGCGATGAAAGAGAGGTAAAGCAAATAGCTTACTTCGTTGGTAAGAAAATTATGAAAGAAGGCTTGCCGAACAAAAACAGAAATGCTCCAAAGCTAAACTTCATTGGCAATGTTTTAGATAAAGCAAAAGACAAGATTGTTACAGATTTAACAAATGCAGCAATCAATGAAATAATGGTTGACATAAAAAAATTAAACAAAGAATAGAATGGCTCAAAAAAAAGAACAAGTATTTCTTAGTGTTGTAGTACAGGGTACTGACAAGATTGTAGGGATGAAGCAGCAGATGGTTGAATTAAAAAAAGCCATTAGCGACACAAAAACTCAGTTAAAGAAAAAAGGGGCTAATTTAAAAGATTTAAGCAGACAGCTTGCTCAACAAGAAGTAAATCTAAAAAAGACAACAAAGCTTTACAGAGAAGAGCAGAGGGCTATATTGTCAAGCAACAAAGCTAAAAAAGCCGCTAGCAGCTTTACTATGAAGATGGCTACCGCTTTCGGTGCGGCTAATATTGCGACTTCTCTTTTTATGGGTTCTATGCGTGCTTTAAAAAAAGCTATTAAAGATGGAATTGTAACTTTTAAAGATTTTGAGTTCCAAATGGCTAAGGTAAAAGCTATTAGTGGAGCTAATGATAAAGAGTTTAAAAAACTAAAAGATTCTGCACAAGAACTTGGTAGAACAACCTTCTTTACCGCATCACAAGTGGGGGAGCTTCAGCTTAACCTATCAAAGCTTGGTTTTAGACCTGAAGAGATACTCCAATCACAAGAGGCTATCCTTATGCTTTCAACAGCGATGGGTGAGGACTTGGGAAGAACAGCAACAGTTGTAGCTGCTAGCCTTAGAGGTTTTGGAGAAAGTACAGAAGAAACAGGTAGATTTGCAGACGCTATGGCTGCTGCCTTCTCTAACTCAGCATTAGATATTGAGAAGTTTCAAACATCTATGTCTAAGGTTTCTGCTATTGCTGCTATGGCAGGGTTTTCGTTTGAAGAAACAACAGGGCTGTTAGCGTTACTTACAAATAGTGGTATGGAGGCTTCTATTGCGGGTACATCACTTCGTAATATATTACTACACCTGCAAGACCCTACATCAGACCTTTCACAAAGATTAGGAAGAACTGTTCACTCAGGAGAAGACCTTATTGTAGCATTAAAAGAACTTAGTGATTCGGGGATTGATGTTGCGGGTGTAATGGAGATTGTTGATAGAAGACAGGTTCAGGCGATGAACTCATTTATAGCAGGAGCTGATACACTTACTGAGTTCAATAAAATACTTAATGCTTCTTCAGGGTCAGCCGAAGATATGGCAGATATAATGGAGAACACTCTTGGTGGTGCTTTACTAAAATTAAAATCAGCATACGAAGGTCTTACTTTAGCCTTTGTGAATGGTTCAGGCGTAATGCAAAGTGCTGTGGAGTTTTTAGCTACAACTTTAAATAGTTTGGCTGATAGTTTTACATCGGCAGACACGAAAGCGGAAAAATTTGTGACCACAACAATAAAAGATTTAAAGAAAGAGTTTAAGGAACTTTCTGAATCTGAAGAAGATTTTGATGGCACTTTATCAGGAATGATGGCTCATAGAAGAGGGAGGATGGAGCAAAGGCTTCAGGACACCAAAAAAGATTTGGAGTTGTTTTTTGAGCAAAACAGCAAATTTGCTATTGCTAGAGATAATGATTTAATTGCTCAACAAAAAGCTCTTGAAAAAGAGATAAAAATTAAAGAGTTGGCTGTTAAAAAAATGGGAGCAGCTATAAGCGCCCAAACAGATAAAGAGAAAGAGGCTGCTGATAAATTTGAAGAAAACGAGAAGAGAAGGTTAGCTTTATTAGCAGCAGAGGCAGAAGCTAACTCATCTCTTATTAAGATACAAGAGGATAAGTTAGAACAAGCAAAAAAATTACCTGAAACTACGGAAGCTGAGATTACCTCTAAAAATATATTGATAAAATCAATAGAAACCGAGATAAAAAGACTAAAAGAGCTTGGTATAGAACAACAAAAAATTGACTTTAGTATTCCTGAAGCAAATATCGGAGAGGGGTTTGCTGCTCTTGTAAAAGATAGAATGGCGGAACTAGATGCTGAAATAAAAGAGCAAGAGGCTCAGTTAATGCAAGATTATGTTGACGGAAGAATAACCTCTGAGGCTGAGTTAAACGAAGCTATATTTAACATGAAAATAGCTACTTTTGATGCAGAAAGAAATTTAGTAGGTCAAATGTCTATTGCTCATGATGCGGCAGGTAAAGCTATGATTGAGTTGGAAGGTAAGAAAAAACTTGCAACAGAAAGAACAACAGAAGCCAATAAAAAGCAAGGGGAGCAGCTTATTGAAAATGCTATAATGGGCGCACAAAGTGTAGAGGAAGCTTTTGCAAGCGTTTTAACAGTTAAGATAAATGAAATACTACTTAACGCTTTAGCTTCTATGTTTGAGGATAAAACAATACCATTCTTTGCAAAACTAGCATTGGGCTTAGGAATGAAGTCAATAGTAACACCTATGATAAACAACCTAGTCGGTATTGGTGGCGGAGGAAGCTCTCAAGTAGAAACTCAAGGGACATTTGCTAAAGGTGGATTGACCAATGGCGGAATGTTTGAAGGAGCATCACACGCAAACGGAGGTATTAAGTTTGCAGTAGGCGGTAGAATCATGGAGGCAGAAGGAGGAGAGGCTATAATTAACAAGCGTTCAACAGCTAGGTTTAGACCAATACTTTCTGCTATAAACTCATACAACGGTAATGGTGTTAAGTTTGCTGATGGTGGATTGATAAACTCAGGAGAGAAGTTTGCTATGGGAGGAGAGTTAAGAAGTATACAGCAGATGGTAAGCGGAGGAGGAAGCTCAAAAGTTGTTATAGTAGAAAGCGATGTTACCAAGACACAAGGAAGAGTTAGCTCACTAGAAGCGCAAGCATCTTTTTAACATTGGGTTGTTAGTAAACTGTTAGTAAGTAAATTATTATTTTTGCAACATTTTCATATATTGTCGTATGATAAAACAAAATAAGCTAGAAATCGTTAACGAGTTTATAGACAAGGTTTACCACGATTTAAAGGCTAAGTATTCTGAAGACGCAGGAATAAAAAATGTTTTGATATATCTAGCTGAAAGAGGTCTTATCGAGCCAAAAAGACTAAGAGACTATATGGTGGTTTCTGACTTTTCTAAAATACTAAAAGAAAACGAAGGACACTCTACTCATACATTTATGGATTTGTCTATAAAGTATGATATTTCTGATAGAACTGCAAGAAACATAGTTTACGGAAAAAAGAAAAGTTTTAGGTTTGATAGCAATATTAGAAAATAGTTGCAACTTTTTCACAATCAAAGCATTTAATAAGCATATTTTTGCAGAATGAATAATTGGTATGATTTTCAGAACAAAGCAGAAGTTGTAGAAATTTCTATCTATGATGAGATAGGAGACTACGGAACATCTGCTAAACAATTTATTGACGACCTAAAGTCAGTAGGTAGCAAAGATATTACGATTCGTATGAACTCTGTTGGGGGAAGCGTTTTTGATGGACTTGCAATTTACAATGTTCTTCGTTCACATCAAGGATATGTTAAAGTAAAGATTGAGGGTCTTTCTGCTTCTATTGCTAGTATTATAGCTTTAGCGGGAGACGATATAGAGATGGCTGAAAATGGCTTTTTTATGATTCACAATCCGTTTGGCAAGTCTATGGGTGGAGCTGATGATATGCGTAAGACTGCTGACTTACTTGATAAAATCAAACAAGAACTAATAAACATCTACGCTAACAAGACTCAGTTGTCTGAGGAAACTATTTCTAGCATGATGGATAAAGAAACTTGGCTGACAAGTCAAGAAGCTAAGGAGATGGGCTTTATTGATACAATCACAGAGCCAATCAAGGTAGCGGCTAGTTTTGATTTCTCTAAGTTTACTAATGTGGACAGTAAAGAAGTTAACAACAGATTACAATTAATTAATAATATTAAGAAAACAAAAATGACTGAAGAATTAAAATCTTGGTTCAACGGTGTTAAAGAGGAAATCGTTAACGCTGTTAAGGGTGAGGTAGTAGCTGAAGCCCCTGCTAAAGAAGAAGTATCAGTTGTTCTTTCTGACAACGAGGAGATTGTAAATAAACTTACAGACTTATCAAACGAAAAGGAAGAGCTTACATCTATCATTTCTGAAAAAGAGACTTGCATCTCTGAATTAGAAAACAAGGTGTCTGAAATGGAGGCTGAATTAGCAAAATTAAACGCTACTGAAACTAAAGTAGAAGCAGATAATGACCCTGCAATTAACGAAGCTGATGTTGTAGTTAATGAGTGGGATGTTTTTGCAAAATCATTATTAAAATAATAAATTAAGAAATTATGGCAACTTATACAAGTGCAAGTTTACCTACGGTAAACAAATATGATGTAAACAAGTTCATTCTTGAGCCTTTATTCATGGGTCAAGATTACATGAGCTTTATGGACATTATGCCTAATGTGTCAGGAACTATTGTTATTGACAAGTTTAAGGCAATCGGTGGAATTACTAACGCTTTCTCTTCGTCTGCTTTCTCAGGAGAGTCAGGAGAGATTGGTGAAACTGTAACAATTACTCCTGTTCGTAGAGAAGCAGAAGTAGCTTTTGCAGGAAACTCTTTATACAACAAAATCAAAGGTCAACTTATGAAAGGTGGACACGACTTTGATAATGTTGAAGGAACTGTTGTAAAAAACATTTTATTAGATATGATTGGAGCAGGTGTTAAGTCTGACTTCAACAAGCACCTTTGGTTATCTGATACTTCTGCATCAGGTGCTTTCGGTGATTTCGATGGTTTATTCGATGCAGCTTTCGCTGTAACAGCAAACAAAATCAACAGAGATACTATTTCTCAAAGCTCTGACGCTGCTTTAGCTTCAGGAAAAGGACTTGAAGTTCTTAAAGGATTATATGATGCTGCTGCTCCTGAATTATTAGAGGCAGGAAACCATGTTTACTTTGTGTCAGGAGACATCGCTGACGATTATATGGCTGCAACTTTAGAGTCTTCTAACTTTGCTGCTGCGGGTTATGGTGCTATGGTAAATGGTGTTCCAAACCTTACTTATAGAGGTATTCCTATCATCGTTCGTAGAGATTGGGATGTAGCTATCGCTGCTAATGTTGCAAACATTAACGGTGCTTCTAACGCTGCTGAAACTCACAGAGCAATGTTAACTACTAAGGATGCTTTCGTTGTTGCAACTGATTTCGATATGAACTCTGTTGAGCAATGGTATTCAAATGATAACAAAGAATACCGCTTTAGAGTAGCTTACTCTATCGGATGTGCTTTAAAAGACAGCAAACTAGCTGTTTACTACACACCTGATAACATGGCGTAATTTAATTTAGGGGGATGAAATACTCCCCCTAATAATTTTTAACACAATAAAATCAAAATAAAATGGCAATAGAAGCATTAGGAGTAAATCACACAGACTTAGAGTTAAGAGGTGGTTTACGATATATAGCGATTACTGATTTTTCGGATGCATCAGGTGTTACTTTTAATGATAGTGGAAACCATGCTGTTTCTGCTATTGCAGGGGTGGCAGACGCAAAGCTTTTTGATTTAAAGCAAGGTACAGGTTCTTTAAGCACAAATGGCTCTAAAGAAGGGGGAACAATTATGTTTGAACATACTGTTTCTTTTTATGTCCCTAATTGTTCTTCTGCTCACCTAAGAGCTTTGGAATCAGCTAGAAATCAAAAATTGATGGTATTTGTTCAAGATTTTAATGGAGCTGCTTATGTTATAGGATGCTCTAAGGAATTTGCATTAGAGGATGATATAGCAAATCAGCAAATGTTTGCAACTGTTTCATCTATTGAAGGCGGAACAGGAGCAGCTTTGGGTGATGAGAATGGAGTAACCGTAACTATCACTTGTCAATCAGGAGAACTTCCTAGAGCATTTACAGGAACATTTACACCTGATTCATCAGCAGGAACAGTTACAATTTCGTAATAATAATTAAAGGTAAAAGATTAGGGGTAGTCCCCCTTTTCTTTACTTTTTTTAATATATTTTTGTATGTATAAATCAAGGCTAAAAAAAGGTGTATCATACTTTAAAGGCGCAAAACCTGTTGATTGGTCTTGTGCTACTCAAGAGCAAATGAAAACCGTTTATGAAAGAGGTGATAACGACCTTGTAATAAAAGTAGAAGATGCAAAACAAAAGAAAACAAAAGCAAAAGCAAAGTCAGTTAAAGCAGACTCAGACAAAGAGTAGTTTTAACACCAAGTACGCTTTTGTAAACATCAGCACACCAAGTGTTGATAGAGAGGTAAAGCAAATAGACAGGGTAAGAGAAGAGTATATTCCTTTTGGGAAAGATAATCTTTTTCCTCAGTACCTAGCTGACCTTAAAAGACATTCATCTACACATCGTTCTGTTTTAGCACAGAAGACTACCTTTACAACGGGTAGTGGATTTAAGACAGAAAACGAGTCGTTAAAAGATTTTATTGCTGATGTAAATGTTAGCGGTGAATCTTTAAAAGATGTATTCAAAAAATTAGCAGACGATTACTTTACTTATGGTAACGCTTATTTAGAAGGCGTTATGTATGAGGGGGGTATTAACTTTTACCACAAAGACGCTGCAACAGCTAGGGTAAGCAAAAATAGAAAAAGCGTTTGCTTTCACCCTGATTGGGATAATTATAAAAAATCACCTGAAAAGAAGCAGGTAATTCCTATATACCCTAGTGTATCTAACAGCAGCTTTATCATACACTACAAAGATTACGAAAGCACATTTAGCTTTTATGGTTTACCTGACTATGTAGCTGCTTTAGAGCATATAGCTATTGATTATGAGATAGGTAAATTTAATCACACAGCTTTTAAAAATGGATTTAGCCCTTCAGCAATAGTAACTGTAAACGGAGACTTTGGTGAAGCTGAGGCTGAAAAGTTCGTTGAAACTGCTAAGGACACGCTTACAGGAAGCGGCAACAACTCAAAAATATTATTCCTTGTAAAGAATGGAGAAGAAAGTCGTGGTACTGATGTTCAGATTCTTAACAACAAGGAAGATGGTGATTTCTTAGATTTACAGAAATTAACAGACCAAAACATTATTACTGCTCATAGATGGCAACCTGCCTTGAGCGGTATCGTTTCATCAGGAAAGATGAACAACACAGGTAGTGAGATTAGAATAGCTTATGAGTTGGCTATGTCAACAGTTATTAAAGACACTACAAACATATTATTAGACCCAATCAAAAAGGTTATAAATAGAGAGCTAGGGATTGACACAGAAGACTTAAAAGTAATTTATGAGCCACCTATTTCTTTCCTTTCTGATATAGACCCAAAACAAGTTCTGACCATAAACGAGCAGAGAGCAATGCTTCATAAAGACTTTGCTGCGCTAAGTGATGGTAATATGTTACTAGCTGATAGACAGCTAATTAGAGTTGAAAAAGAAGAAACAATAAAAACAAACTAGGATGGCGAATGTAAGAAATTTAAACAATCTAGTAACAGCTTCAGAGGTTGTTGCTCAAGCTTTTACAAATCAAGCTACCGACCTTGCTTTAATTTCTGACAGCATCATTGATATTGCTGAGTTGGCTCATCTAAAACCTGAGCTTGGCTTGGATATGTATGAGGAGATTAAAACTCAGAATCACAACTCTACACTAACAACAGCAAACAATACTCTACTAACAGACTTTATAAAGCCTGCTTTGTGTTGGTATGTTAGGTTTGAGGTTATGAATGAGATTCAATACAACACTACATCAGCAGGATTGGTGGTTAATGTTTCTGACTTTAGCACACCTGTAAATAATGAGCAGTTTAATCAGATGAAGCAAGATACATTTAGAAAAGCTCAGGTTCTTCTTGATGATATGGTTGCTTACATACAGCACGAAGACCAAACGGGATTATATCCTTTGTTCGGACATGATGGAGATAGCTCAATGCCTGACACAGACCAAGCAACAAAAATGAACGGAATAATTTTTTACTAATGGCTACAAATTTTCCAAAGAAAGGTGATGACAAAAAGATTTCTTTACGCAATAGTGAAGAGAAGCAGTTTCCTTATGAGTTTGCTAAAAACCTAAAGGAGCAACAACCAAAGATATGGAAGGCGGGAGGTAACATTCGTGGTAACGAGGCTTTTATGCTTTGGGGTAGAGCTAGAAAAGGAGAAGACACAGAGTCAATTAGAGCTTGGATAAAAGAAAGAGAGAGTTGGGCAAAGCGTCATTTTAGAGATGGTCAAAAGTTCAAAGGTGATGTAGAGCCAAACTTATCAAATGTAGCGGGTGTAGTAGCGCAAATCAAGTGGGGTGTTATTGGAAATCTTGGCGTTCAGGGTATGAAAGATGTTATATTAGAACTAACAAAAAAACTAGAGGGTAGAAAAGATAATATGAAAAACAATATAGACCACGACTTACACATAGAGTTTAGTCAAGAAATGATGAAAGAGCTACACGAAAAAGGTGAGCTTGAAATGACAACTGATGAAATGGGTGAGCCAATAGTAATCAAGTTTATGTATGACGCTAAGAAAAAAGACGACCTTATGAATGTTAGTCCGACAGTTAAGAAAGGATTAGAGGCTAAGGTTGAAGCTCACAACGAAGAGGTGAAGGACATGAAGAAAGATTGGAATCCAAGAGTAACGTATGCAAAGTTGGAAAAAGTGTTTGATAGGGGTATCGGTGCTTACCGCACAAATAGAAAATCTGTTAGACCAAATGTTAAGTCTGAGGAACAATGGGCGTACGCAAGGGTAAATTCTTTCCTTTTTGTAATGAAGAAGGGTCGTTTTCAAGGAGGCACTCACGATACCGATTTACTTCCTGAAAATCACCCAATGAAGAAGGCAATGAAAGAGACGGAAAACGCTAGAAGAAATCCTAAGTGTCCTGATGGTTGGGAGCATCAAATGCCTGATGGCTCTTGGATGTGTGGTAAAAGACATGGAGGCGGAGGCTATAAAAGTGAAGTAAATGAAAAAGAACTAATTAACTTTCTTAATATAATGAAAGATGAATTAGTAACAAAGATAAAAATAATTAAAAAAGATAAATAATGGCTTCAACAATAACAAACGCAACGCTTACTTTAACAATAACTGAGAGCCTTACACTAGGAGGGACACAGTTTGGCGGTACTAAAACTCTAGAGATAGAAAATATTAACGAGGCTTTTAAAAGAATAGTTAAGTGTGCGGCTAGTCAAACAACTACTGTTGCAACATTTAATGGTAACGCTTTTGCTGCTGACAACGCTATCGACCTAGAGGATGCAAAATATATAAGAGTAACAAATCTTGATGACACTAACTCTGTTGAGTTGGCTATCGTTGGGGCGGCAACCTTATATCAAGTAAGACTAAATGCAGGAGAGACGCATATTTTAGGCGCACCTGATGACTTAATGTTGGCTGAGGCTGACACATCTCCTAGTTTTGGAACTATGGCGGATATAGCAAGCATACAGGTAAATCCTGCGGGCAACGATGTAGATGTAGAAATTTTAGTAGCAAGCGCATAATATGGCAAGTAACGAACATAGTAGTTTAGAGGAATCGCAACTGCATAACCCAAAGGGATTTAGCACAGCAAGTAACAATACTGTTTTGTCAAAAAATAGTAGCGGTGCTTTAACATGGAGTAGCAGAACTAGCATAAAATGTATAACGATAGGTGGCTATCATAGCTCTAGCGGGTCTGTTGGTGATTACTATGCAAAGCAATTCTCTGCTGACTTTCACAACTTCAATCAAAATGTTGACCCTCAAGATGCCACTAACGGGACTATAAACTCAGGAAGAAAATGGGCGCACATGTATTCTGAGTTCGTTTGTCCAACATCAGGTTCAATAGTGTCTTGGAAGATAATGCATGGTGGAACTGCTAGTGCTGATTGGGATTTAGAGCTTTACAAGCTTTCCATTACAGACGCAACAGGAACTAATGCAGACCTTACTCAGCTTGGTTCAACCTGTCATTGCACAAACAACGCTAGCGGAAGTGCTTTTGTAGAGATTGTTGATATGAGCGTAAGCGGTACTTTAACATTTGCTGCAAATGATGTTATTATTTGCCTAGTAAGAAAGCAAACAGCAGGTTCTAAAAATATTTTTTGGAACTCAACTTTGGAAATTATATTAGATTACGATTACTAATGAAACAGCTATTAGCACAAAACTCAGATGTATTAGGATTAAATAGTGTAACGCTATTTATATCACTTACAGAGGTAGAACAGATATTACAGATACTATTACTATGTATCTCTATCATATATACTGCTCAACGATTTATTGACTACAAAAATGGCAAGAAAGGCAATAAGTAGTTTTGTAGCTAAACCAAAAGTAAAGCGTAAAGGAGTTCACTCTAAAAACTCTTCTAAAGGGCAAAAGGGTTATAAAAAGAAGTATCGAGGTCAGGGCAAATGATACAAAAAGATTTAACTTTATCAGTAGGAAATATAATTTGGATAATAGGTATTATATTTACTATGGGTATAGCTTATAGTCAAATTGCACAACTTGATGAAGATATATTAGTCCTTGAAAAAAGACTAGAAAAAAAGATAAAAATACTAAACGAAAACGAAGACCGTATAGTAGAATTAGAAAAAGAATTAGCAACTATAAAAAAATGCAACAATGATAGATAAGATAAAAGCAGCAGCGTGTGTATTATTACACCATGTAACATTTAAGAAGGTGTGTTTTGGTAAATGTAAATACTGTAAACTGTAATGGAAGAAGTATTAAAATTAGTAGAAACCTATGGTATTACATTAGTTTTATTAATAGGTAGTTGTTACGCTCTTTACAAATTTTTCATTTTCAGCATTTACGAGGTAAAATCGCAATTTTCAAAATATCACGAGAACAACGCTAAAGATATGCAGCATATCAAAAGCAAGATAGATATTATCTTAGAGTTTATTAAGAAGAATAGCTAATATGGATTTATTGGTATTAAGATTTAGCAGTCAAAAAGATTCAACAAACGGTCTGCTATTTCAAAAAACTGAAAGCTTCGGTCTTCAATTTCTATGCTACACATTAGAAGATGAGTTTAGGGCGTTGAAGGTTAGAGGCGAAACTAGAATACCTGCGGGTATATACGATATTAAATTTAGAAAAGAAGGTGGATTTCATAATAAATACAGCAAGCGTTTTGCCGATATTCATAAGGGAATGTTGCAAGTTATGGATGTGCCTAATTTTGATTATATTTTGTTGCATTGTGGTAACACTGACGAGCATAGCTCAGGGTGTTTACTCTTGGGCGACTCGCAAGAAAATAATGTTATCATCAAAGATGGATTTATAGGTAAGTCAACAAATGCTTACAAAAGAGTTTATCCGCTTATTGCAAAAGAACTAGAATTAGGTAATAAGGTAACTATTGAATATAAAGACTTTGATAAACAATTTTAAGGGTTTCTAAAGGGTTTATGAACCCTATATAATAAAGCTAAAGATAAAGTAAAAGATAAGGATATGAGTATTTTAGGTAAAATATTTAGTAGTGGTGCTAAAGATTTAGTTGAAAGCGTTGGAACTGCTATTGATAAAATTCACACCTCAGCAGAGGAAAAGGAATTGATAAAAAGCGAAATAGAAAAGAAGATACTAGATTACGATTACAATATTCAAAAGGAAGTTACTAAGCGTTGGGAAGCTGATATGCAGGGTAATTGGTTGACAAAATCAATTAGACCTCTTACACTAGCGTTCCTAATGGTTGTTCTTACTGTATTTACATTAGTTGATTTTGGATATGTAAACATCAGTATATCAGACTCTTGGATTGACCTTTGGCAAATTTTAGCCATTACCTGCTTTGGTGCATACTTCGGAGGAAGGTCTGTTGAAAAAATTAAAAGATAATAAACATTTGCTTAACTATAAATTATATATTTGCTGCCTCATAGTATTTAACCCACTCGGGTTATCATTGTTTTTAGGTTAACAAAAAAACGAGATTTCTGTTGGATTTCTCGTTTTTTATTATATATTGCCCCCATCCAATACAGAACTATTATGAAAAAGATTTATGGTAAAAGACTGAGACTCACACCACAAGAGGTTGAGATGGTTGAAAACCACAGAAACACAAGTAATGTTGGGATAATTGGAGACACGCATGAACCCTTCTGCCACCCAAGTTATAGGGATTTTTGCTATGAAGTCTTTAATAGATTTGGCGTATCAGATATAGTGCATATTGGAGATGAAGTAGATAATTCCGCTCTGTCATATCATGAGAAGATGGCTGAGATGCCTAATGCAGAGAGTGAGGCAGAGAAAGCTCAAGCGGCTATGGAAAAGTGGTATGCAACATTTCCTGAT